TTTATGCCAAAGAGAGCTATCCAAAACACCATACTTAATATTTCCATCTCCTGCCTCTAATTCTAGAATCATATCAGCTAAATCTGTAGCAAGAACTTTTGATTTATATAACTCTCTGTATACAACTAACTGCTCTGATGGAGATACTGCAAACCAAACAACTCCTGATTTACTTCCATAACCATAGTCACAAGCTCTAAACTTTACCCAATTAGATGGAATCTTAAATGGTTCAATAACGTGAATGTCACGATTAAACTCTGTAAAGGCTGCACCTTCTTTAATATCCCAATCGCCATCTAGTAGCTGTCTTCTTTGTTGTTCAGGTAAAGATAAAAGCATTGCTTCGTAATCACCTGATTGTGATAAATAAGGATTATCCGTTAGTCTAGCAGGAATAAACCTTCTTTGAAATAATGGTTCTCCTGCTTTACTGTGACCTGCAGGATACTTTAATACTTCGTTTGTCTCAATATTTGTTGCATCAAATGGTCTTCCATAAGGTGCAGGGTCTATAAACATTTTCTTAACCCAATGATGTCCTCTACCTCCGGGGTTTGTTGTTGCTCTCATAAAGATTGGCAAGTCAGGAGCAGTAGAACGTAATCTAGATCTCATATAATCCCAAGCATAAGGAGTAGACCATTGTGTTAATTCGTCAAATCCTATCCAACTAAATGCTAAACCTTGATATCTTAGAACATCATCATCTCGGTCTAGGTAAGACATCCACAGTCTTGCACCTGACGGAGCTACCCACTGCATCTTTCTTTCTGACCACTTTATACCCTTCCAAACTTTGGGATATAATTCTTGAGACTTAAATATAAGTTCTCTTAGTTCCTCTGTGGTATGTCGCAGTAGCAATCCACTAAATGCAGGATGACCCATGTAGCGTAGTGGATCAGCTAACATAGCAAAACTTTTACCACCACCTGCACTGCCACCATAAAGAACTTCTCGTTCAGATGCTGCCAAGAACTCTGTCTGAGGTCCTTCGTTTGGTTTAAAAACTATGTTGTGTTCTTGTTCAGGTATAGATTCTACAGCCTCAACTACAACATTAGATTCTTGCACCTGTTCTTTTTTCTTCAATTTCTTTCGCTTTGAAGATCGCCTTCTCTGCATACTCTGCCCACTTGCGTAGACTTCTAGCTTTGTTCTTACGTTGTTGCTCATTCTGTAGTCTTTTTCTTAATCCAACATGAGATATGTAACGACCTGTTTGCTGTGTCAACCAATTAGCGACCTCTCTATACGAATACTGATTTACATACTTACGAGCTAACTCTAACTTGTCTAGTTCTTGTGATATAGGCTCTAATATGTCTTGATCGCTAGTAGATTGTTTATATCCAAAAGGTATTATTCTAGATATTCTTGGTATCTCAATCCACTCGTTTTCATCTTTCATGTCAGTCGGTTGGGGTAACTTCCAATGTCCTGCACTTCTTATTGTCATTCTTTCACCACTGCTTTTTTAGGTGGCATAATCATAACACCACCTGATGCTTCTACTTGCACTTTTTCAGTTTTAATTAAACCTACTCTGTCTAGTAATTCTTTTGATGCAGATAGTCTATCTCTAATTCCAAGCTGTGTTGGATCGTCAACTCCACTTACCATAGCCACTGCTGCTTTTGGTGCATTGCGACTCATGTAAAGTTGTGTCGCTTCCATAATCTCTTCTTTCATAGATGCAACTATATCTGAGGTAGATGAGTTTTCAGAATATCCTGCAAGTAGTTTTGCCTGTACTGCATCTCCACCTGCTTGATCAAACAATACTTCTAGAAACTTTTTTTGTCTATCTGTTAGTTCTCTTTTTGTCAATGTGGTATTCCTTGTGTTGCAACTCTATCTATAAGACGTTGTGCTCTGTTAGTTGTTTGTTTGTACCAACGGGAGTCTTCCATCTGATTTGCCATTTCTTGATAGTCTCCTGCTTCTACTGCAGCTATCATTTTCTTAAATTTAGATAAACGAGGTTTACCGAGTTGAAATGACATATTAATTAATACGTGTTGTATTTCTTCAGGTAATTTATCAAAAGAATTAAATATACTTTGACAATCTTCTATAGCAACTTGAACGTCATTTACAAACCAATCTTGTACCTGCTGTTCAGGTATAGATGCTCCAACACGTTTTCCATAATAATTTTCATCCCACTCTGTAATTAAATGCCCAATGCCTCCGGTTAAATGCCCTTCTGAGCATCGGTACAATTTATACTCACATCCCTCATCTGCCTCAATTTCTTCTCTTAGTGTGTTTATATTCATCGCCTAATACCTAACTCCATTTGCTGTTTGCGTATTTCTTTTACGTGTTTATGCCAAAAATAATTGCCAATGTTACATATAAAAGATGATAATTTTAAATATATTCTAGCTTTTAACGTCATTAGTTTATCACTGATAATATGGACTTACAGTAGAGTTTGGATCTTCAATACCCTCTACTGCTAAAACTTCAGGTATATAATGCTTTAACATATTTTCTATACCCATTTTTAATGTTTGCGTTGACATGGCACATCCACTACAAGCACCACTTAAAAATATAGTAGCTACACCATCTTTAAAAGATTGTAACTTAACATGACCACCATGCATTTGAACACTAGGCAATATATAATCTTCTATTATTTTATTTATTGCAGATACTGTGTCTTGTGTCATTTCTTTTTTAACATCTTTGCTGCTTGTCCTACACCTTTGATACCAAACGATGCAGATATGGCTATATACAATAGATACTGATACCAATCAGGTAGCGTAGCTAATATCTCAAAGCCTTCTTTTACATAGTCTCTCATTCCCGGTATAAAAACTAATATAGCAGGAGCTAATAACACTACTAAAGCGAACTCGTCTTTCCAACTATCCACAGTAGCATCTGCCATCTTGCCTTCCCACTCCACTTGACCTGTTGCGACTTTCTCTGCAACAGTAGCACGAGCTTTTGCCTCTGCAACTTTAGCTTGTCCATCTGCCTTTGTTTTTTCTATTTTGTTTTGAAACCATGTTCCTGCGAGATTTGCTATTGGTCCTATTAGTGCTTGTATCATTTGCTATCTTCTCTTTTATTCTTTCCTGTTTTAACTTTTCTTTTAACTTAGCTGAATCTACGAAATCTTGATGTTTTCTTTGCAATCTTGCTGGGTTGTTTAGAAAATTGTTTACCTTTTCTAGACGCTTTGCGTTTAGCAGCCGTAGAGGCGGCGTATTCAGAGGCAGATAGAGCTTTAATTGCTTTTTCAGGTAAATAACGCTCACCCGTTGCTTTTGACCCTTGTGTACTAGGTTTACCTGATCTAGTTCGCCATTTCTGTTTACCCCAAGCCTTTAAGCTCCTCTGTGATTTTGCAAGTGCCATTATATTTTACCCATCCATTTTGCTAGTAGCCATGCTAATATCCCTGCAAAAAATAATATGAAGATAAATGCTATTCCATATCCTACATATTCTATCAACTCTTGTTTACGTTTCTCTGCCATCTTCTCTTGATAACGTCTAGACTTTCTAGCCTCTGCTTGGAATCTTTGCCAATCTTGCCAAAGTCCGGGTCTACCTAGATAGATCATTATCTTTTTGAGTTCTTCTTCTTTCTCTCTTATCTGCTCAAGAGCCATGAACTCTTCTAAATCTGAACCACCACCACTAGCTTTTTTCTTACTTGCTTTCTTTTCTAACTGTTCTTTTGAGAATACAAAATCAGATATTTGTTTAACACAACCCGAAAGTTCTTTTCCGTTAGATACGAAATTTTTTATTATCCCGAAAGCAGCATTAGCTGCAGCTAGTTCTGCTAACATTTTATCTTTTCCTTATGGGTTTACAATATGCAGTTATACGTAAAGTAGGTCCTTCCTTTTGTGGTATCGGTGGTTGTCTATGTAGTCTCTCTGCAAAATACAGACATCTGTCTAAATCTTGGAAGGTTTGTGTTTGGTCTATTACTCTTACTCCCATCATAAACACAAGCACAAACTCAATCATACAGGTGTTCCTTGCACCTCATCTTCTTCTTCATGGCAGTCACAGTTGCAATCTTCTATATCACAATCGTAACACTCACAAGTCTCACATCTATTTTTTCTTTTTTCGCTCATGTGCTCTCTTCAAACTTTCTTTAGCTTTTTTGAATATTGCTACAACTTCAGTCTTGCCCATTACTTTAGCTCTTTGTTCACCGACTGTAAGTATTTGTATCTTTCTCGCATAAGGCTTATTGATCTTTTTAACTTTTGCAACTGTGGCTCTTGCGTCTGCAGGTGTGGCAAACTTGATGCTAACTGTGTCTTTAGGGTTTTCATCCGTGTATAAGCGTCTTCCCGAACCTTTTGGTTTCTTACCTGTGCCAACTTTAGGATCTCTTTTTTTTCTTGACAACTTTTTTGTACCCCTTCTTTTGGTCTTTCATAATCTTTGTCAAAGTTTTTGCTTGACTAGCATGAGCTTTAGAGGCTTTTTTTAATTTACCTATAACTTTATTTAATGGTTTAGTGTAATGTGGCATTAACTTCTGTATCCTCCACCTGCGGCTTTATATCTTTTTGCTAACATCTGTGCCTTTCTTGCACTCCATTGCCCGGGAGCACCTCCTTTACCACCTGCTTTGATACGATTAAATAAGTTTTTACGCATTGTAGGTTTAGTGTAATTACCTGCTTTGTTTACTGTGGATTTTCTTTTGGTCATTACGCAGTTGCCCTCACTTTCTTTGATTTTCTAGTTCTTTTGTATGATCTGTTTTTTGTTTTAGATACAACTTTTAGATTACTTGTTTTATTGTCCAAAGGGTTTCCGTTTCTGTGTGCAACATCTTTGCCTTTTACATTTACCCCTTTTTTCTTTAATAAGTTACGAGCAGCATTTCTGCTGTCTCGTCTTTTTATTTGTTCAGCTTTGCCATGATAATTTTTATACTCTTTTTTGTAATTTCTTTTTACCATTCTTTTTCGCCTTTGATGGAAGCAATCCTTTGTTTACTGCTCTTGCTCTTTCAGAAAAACCAAGTTTCTTTTTACTTCTTATTTTTTTTCTTATTGTTTCTAGCTTGGCTACCATCGGAGTATAAATTATTAAATGTGACAAAGGGGTCTA